TCTTTTCAATGGGTGTTAACGCAGGGCCAGGAAGAAGCGTTAAATTGCTTCAGCAGTCTATTGGCTGCGTACCTGACGGAGTTATCGGCCCAAGAACAAGAGAACTTATTTCCGCCAGTAATAGTGCAAATCTTATCGCAAAATTCTCTGAAACTAGAAGGGAATACTACCGTTCATTAAAGACTTTTCCTATCTTTGGTAAAGGTTGGGTTGCTAGAGTAGACAGAGAAGAACAAGAAGCCTTAGATATGACAAAGAATGGCTAACGAATACGCATTACTTTAGCTTTTTTCATTACCATTTCGTATTCTTTTCTAGCATTGTCATCTAGTTTGCGTAACGGTAATTCTTGAAAGTGTTTCCATTTAGCTAAATATTCTGGTAATTCAGAAGGTGGAATCCAACCAGTTAATCGCCACCGTACCGTTATGTCTGTGCCTGTGGGCGTATAAATGTAATCGTTATCCATTACTTACTCTCCATGTGAATTAAAACCACAATCACAATCATTATTGACCAAGCTATCATTCCGCTTAATGCCATTGCTGTTATGAATACAGTCATTTTTTACCCTTTTTTTCTGGTTTATAGTCATCAATAGCTTGTTTAAGCATGGCTAAAATTCCGTACTGCACCAAAATAGATAAGCCATCTTTATCAAAATGCACTAATGCGTCTGCTGACCCATCTTTGTGTTCTTTTATAATCTCAACTTGGATTTGCATAAATTCCTTACATCTGCTGGTGCATTACTAGGAAGGTCAGTACAAGCAAAAACTTCTGTAGAAGGTGCGCTATGCGACCACATTAAAAACATAATCGCTATGAACCAAAATACCGCTATGAATAACTTAAACATATCTTTCCTCATAAGTTAGCCAAGGCTTTTGCTGCAACTCATAGCCAAATATGTAAAACAATGGATTGAAGTTAGCAACAATGCGTCTTTTGGCATCTAAAGATGTGCCACTAATCTTTAATATGCTGTCAATTTGACCAGACAGCTTAAACATATCATTCTTCAAAGAGGTCATGTATTCCCATTTCTTCTCTAGATTTAATAGATTTTAAGTAGTTTTTGAGTGCCTTGTCATCTTCCTTAAATATCTTGTTAAACATGCCCCTGGTTGGGTGTCTGACTGTATGTTCCTCAAATCTGCCATGTAGAACATAAAAAGAAAACGCCCTACAAGCCCATTCATACTCCTTACAGTCTAATGCTTGGTCGCACTTGTCGCATGGGGCTTCCCCCTCAAAAACTCGCCTAATATCCATTATGACCAAGGCTTTTCGTTATCGGCTAATTCTTCAACCTGAGGCCAAACATTGAGGTGATGTAACATTTCTGTTATGTTTTCATCGCCAATGTAAGCGTATTCTATTTCTTGGTTATAGCCATACAGGTCAACTGAAGTGTTGCCAATATAAACACTACAAATGTGGTAACCGTCTTTTTCCATGATATTCCCCTTTAAAAATTCAGTTTCTTAAAGTTTCATGCACTTTAATATAGGGATAAACCCTAAGTGTTGTATTTGTGCAAATGGGCTGTATTTGGCAGTTGCTGTCAATGGGCGAGAAAGCCGCAAAATTACCCAATTACTGCATCCTACATTGACGGCTTAACGCCCAGAATAAGGTGAGGCGACAGAACACTCCGTGATGTGTTTGGTTTGGCAAGGGGATAGCCAATCTGCCGCCTCTTGATTAGTTTAACCCAGTTTTGAGTTTGTATATTTTAAGCAACGCCAAGAACATTTCATACCCATCTCTAATGTCTTGTTCTTTGTGTTCGTAGATTGCAACTTCATTGGTAGTGCCATTGATATAGACATTGGCGCATCGTGCAGAAGGGGCTAAAACCTCTCTGTAAGCTGCTAATTGTAGGGTATGCTCTAGGTAGGGTGTTAAATCACCAGGGGATTTCTCCGTAGTTTTGAAGTCAATTACAACCCCATCAAAATCATGGCGTGGCTTGCAATATAAATCGCATTTACCGCCATACCCTTCTTGGTTAACTAAAGACTGTTCAGGAATCCACATCTGAACCCCAAAATGGGCTGTTATGGCGTCATCTACCTTGCGGACATAGGTAGGCATCTCTGGCATATATTCTTGGTTGTAGAAGGCTTCTATGAAGTCATGTATAAGAGTGCCCCTAGTCATGGCTTCTTGGGATTTTTGCTTTGCAATATAAAGAATCCTATCTACATATTCTTTTTCTTCTTCTTGCAGACCCCTTGGGTTTTCTGATGCTGCTTTTACGGCTTCAGCTTGCAACCAAGTATTAAGGCCGTCTTTCGATAGTTGTCCGTTAATAGTGCTGACGCTTGGAACAAGCGTTCCTGGCGCAGCTTTGGCATCTCTAAGTGTAGTATTGCGGACTTTTCCAGTTTTTTTACTGACAGTCGTATATCTGGGTTGGCCCGTTTCGGCGCAGTACCAATGTTGTGACATAAAATTCCCCTTATTTGCATAGCTAATTAAGTAACTCTAAAATTGAATCTCTATCTGTTGTATTTAAACAACAATCAGCACAAGTCTGTATTACATCCCTAATGATGGCAGCTAAGTCATTAACCTCAAATGATATTAACTGCCTTTCCTCATCTACCCCAAAAGGTTCTGTAGAAATTGTAGCTTTATCTTTAATAACATCTTTGATATGACTTAGCATGGCTATCTCCTAAAAAGGTAGGTCTGAATCTTCAATAGTATTGCGTGGCAACTCGTCAGCACCTTTAGCGGTAAAGCCTTTAGGTTGTTTTTCTTTGCCGATAGATACGCTAAAAAACTTGCCCTTTGTGCCTTCTTTAACCCACGCAGATAAATAACATTCACGGTTATTGACCATAATGCTGCCTGTATAGTCTGGGTGAGTTTCAGTCGTTTTGCGGTCATTTTTAAATAAACTCCCAGAACCTTCTTTTGGTACATAAGCCATGATTAAATTTCCTTTGCTTTTACTACGGGTTTAGGTGACGAAGCGGCATTACCGTCATCGTCTGCTTGTACTACTCCTACTACTGCTGCTAATGCGTATCTACGCATATAAGTTAAAGCCGACCCAGCGCCTTGTGCGTCAGGCTTTGTAACGGGTACAGACATCTCTTGACCAATCCATTCGCCAGATGAATGGGAAAGTATTGTGTTTAATGACATACATCCTTCAAAAAACTCGCCAGGGAATTGCATAACACAGAGGCCGTTTTCAGCCAATAAACTGCGACAAGCATCCCACACAGACTCCAAATCAGCGTACTTACTTTTGAAAAAAGGATTAGCAGAGTCTTTAACAGCATAGGTTAGTTTTCCTTGTACGATTGATAGTGCTTTTGCTAAGTTAGCAATGCTTTCTGATTGCATCATTTTGCACCTCCAAAGATTGCGCCAAAATCATTAATAACATCACGCAACAACGGGTTTACATGGTCATTGCGCTGTTTCCAGCGATTAGGTTTACCGCACGCTTGACGAATACAATCTATTTGCGCTTGTGTAAGTAATTCGCCACCATATTCCATGCAGTCAAGTGCTTCTTCTAAAAATTCTTCGTGTTCTAACATTAGTTGGTTTAATTCACCCATTTAAATCCCCTTGAATGGCATAGCAAAATTGCTATAAAAGAATATTAACAGAAGAAAACAAAAAAAGCAAAGCCTATGCAAATAAACAACATTTAAGTTAAACTTCGTGAATGGACACAAAACTAAAACTTTCAGACACAGCAATTATTGACTTGTTAGGTGGTACTGCAAAGGTAGCTAGAATGTGCAAAGTTGACCCAGCAGCCGTTTCCAACTGGCGTATAAGAGGTATACCAAGTGACAAATTTATGTTTTTGGGCGCTAGGATTGAAACTGAAAGTCATGGTTTAGTTACCCGTCAAGACTTATTTCCAAATAATTATTTTTTAATTTGGCCTGAGTTGCTGAAAAACAACGCATTCGGCTTGCAAAAGGATTCTGAGGAGGAGTAAACTCATCTTCCTATCTCGAGGCTCTAACGACATACCAGGGGATAGGACTAATAGCGCTACTGGGGGTAATGGTTGAAACAGCGCAATATAGGTGGCGAAGCTAGTGCCTATACCATGAACGACTGGCGGGTGATGCGATTCCTCAATGGAAGCATTTGAAGGCAAACCTAGGTAGGCTAGGTGTGCTTAAACCTCTTGGAAGTATTATTTAAAGACTATAAGTATCTAGTACCTTTAATACAACACTAGGGAAATTACTTAGTGACATCCCCGCAAAATAATAAGAAACTGTAATCATCCAACAACAAGTATTTCAACAGGGGGAGTAATGTTTGATGAATTCTGGTCTTTATATCCACGAAAAATTGCTAAAGCAACTGCAAGAAAAGCCTGGGCAAAACTATCCCCAGAACAACAACTTATGGCTGCAAAAGCTATTGACACACATTGCCAATACTGGCGAACAAAAGAAACTGAGTTAGAATTTATCCCCCATCCTTCTACATGGTTAAATGCCGAAAGATGGGAAGATGAATTAGTAATAGAACCTAAGAAAGAAAAGATTGACAAAAAGTGGATGTTTTCTAACGAAGGTATTGAAGCTAAAGCAAGGGAGTTGGGTGTCTTGGGTACTGGTTACGACTCTTATGACAGCTTAAAACAAAAATGTATGAGGAAGCTAAACATCGCTGTGCTGTAAGATTTTTGTGTAATTTACGACACAAAAAAGGTTT